GGAAGGCATCATCATCATTTCCACCTAATTGATGTTTAAGAGCAATATATTTAGATTTATATTTTAAATATTTTTCTTTATACATTTTATATATAAATATATAGAAAATAAAAAATTGATTTTTTTATTTTAAAAACATATTTTATATATATTTAATGGCAATTAATTATGATTTAATCTTAAAATATTTAGTTAAAGAAGAAAAAGAAACTTTTACAAATCAAAAAAATTTTATGACTTATAGTGATAAGTTTCCTAATGAATTTAAAAATATTTTAGGAGATAAATTTTATAGAATGGGTGTTACACAAAATAACGAACAAAAAAATATTTCTTTTTATACAAGTTTAATTACATTATTAGATGATAATATTATGTTAATTACAGAAAAAGAAGAAATACATAAAGTAAATCAATTTTTATCAGATATTAATAATAAAGTTTGTGAATTACCTGAATATTTAAAAGAAATATCAAAAGGTGCAATTAAAAAATATTTAAAAGATAGAGAATCAAATATTTGGATTTATGAATTAATAGCAAATTATTTAAAATTAAATTTTATTATTTTTGATTTTAAAACATTAGAAATTTTAACTATATATTGTGGTGATGTAATGGACCCTTGGAAAACTTGTTTATTTTTAGCAAATAATGAAAATTCTTGGGAACCAATAAGAAATAATGAAAAGAAATTTTTTAGTTATAATGATAATGTTTTAAAAAAAATATTATCTCAAAATTCAATTGATATAAAGTATTTTAATAATAAAATAATTAAAAAAGATTTTGCAATTTTTGATAACTTAGAAGAATTAATTGACGATTTAACAAAGTCAGAACATTCAGAAAATTTAGAAGATATTGAAGATAAAGAAGCGATATTTATTAAAACAGAAATTAAAATATCTGAAGCAAAATTAAATAAAATGACAAAAACAGAATTAATTAATCATTTAAAATCATTAAATATAAAAACATTGTCAAAAGCTACTAAAAAAGATTTAATTGAATTAATTCTAAAATCTTAATAACTTAATTATTTAGAAAAAAAATATATAATACAAATAACATTTCTATCTGATGAACAATTAAAACTATAATATATAAAATAATTATTTTATATATTATAATAATATGCATTTAGGACCAAATATTTGGGGGCCTCATTTATGGAAAACATTACATATGATTTCAATTAGTTATCCAAACGAACCAAATGAAGAACAAAAAAAAAATTATAGAACATTCTTTGAAAATTTTTATCAAGTTATACCTTGTTCTATTTGTTCAAATAATTATATAAATAATTTAAAAGAATTACCAATTACTAATGATACGATGAAAAATCAAGAAAATTTAGTTAAATGGGTTATTGATATTCATAATATAGTTAATAAAGAACTAGGAAAACCTATTATAGAACACGATGATGCGTTATTATTAATATTTAATAATTTTGACAATTCACATAAACATTTAACACAAAATAAAGAAAATAAAGAAAAAGAAAATAAAGAAAAAGAAAATAAAGAAAAAGAAAATAAAGAAAAAGAAAATAAAGAAAATAAAGAAAAAGAAGATAAAGAAAATAAATCTTTAAAAACATCATATACTTTATGGTCATTACTTATAATATTTTTTATTCTTATTAGTATTGCAATTGTATATAAAAAAAATTAATTTATCATTTTAATAATATCTATATTTTTCATATTCTCTTTCTCTTTCTCTTTCTCTTTCACTTTCACTTTCACTTTCACGTTGATCATATCTAGAGTTTCTACTTATTTGATACTGAAAATATTCAATTTTTTCTTTATAATATTCTTTATCGCGAGTTGCTTTATCTGTTACATTTTTTAATTCACTTTTTAGTTTCATAATTTCAATTTGATATTCAGAATACAAATTATTAAATTGTCTTTCAAACTGAATTTTTTCATTTTGAAATTCAGAATATAAATTATTAAATTGTCTTTCAAACTGATTTTTTTCAGCAGTAATTTTAGCTAAATCTTTCCAATAATCTTCAAGAGGATAAGAAAATCGATGTTGAGTTTCTGAAGTAGATGAATTAGTATTTAATTGTTGAATTTCTGAAGTAGATGAATTAGTATTTAACTGTTGAGTTTCTGAAGTAGATAAAGGATTAATACATTCTTGACATTCACTAAATGTAGGAATTTGAATAGGTTGTGGTTTATATTCTTGTATAGAATTTAATACAGAAGATGATAGTGCTGGTGACATAGTGGATAATAGCGTAGTTGGTGTTGTATATTTAGTATCGTCAAAAATATGAAGATACTTACAATCTTCACCAAATTGACATTTTCCTATAACTAGATGTAGTCTACAATACGATAATTTATTAAATTTTCTAACATTAATATGAGTGTTTCCACAATATTGTTGACCTTTACAATATTGTGGATCCATATTATAAAAAGTATTTTTATATTCAATGCTTTTATGATAATGATATATTTGATAATATATGGAACGAGCACATACTCTTGTATATTTATACATTATATCGTTTCCTTTTCTATCTTTTTCTCCTATTGTAAAAATTAGGTTTGGAATATATTTATATTCTAATTCTACAAATGATCTTGCATTTTTGACTTCTTCTAATGTTATCGAGTCCATGTAATTTATATAATATGTAACTATATCAATAAATTAAATAATTGTCAATTTTTATACTTTTCTTTTTTTATTTTGACGATGATAACAATCTAAATATACACTATTATTAGTTTGTCTTTTAGATCTATCTTTAGCAATTTTATTTATAGTATCTGTTTTAGCTTTTATAATATTAACCATTGCTAAATTCCATATATTTTTAATTTCTTTTATAACATCATTCAAATAAGATATATATTGACAATTATCCTTATTATTTGTTATAGTAGCATTATTTTTAGTATTATCATTTAAAATTTTATTACGAATATTATAAATTTTTTCCCAAGAGTCATTTATAGTTTTTTGAAAAACATATTTAAATTTACTCTGATTATTCTTAACATTATCTAGTATTTTATTTATTAAAATGTTATAATCATTTACATTCATTGTTTTTATATTAGCAATTAAATATATAGATTCATTTACACTATTATTTATCTGATCTTGAACCTCAATCAAATTCTTCTGAATATGTTCTAAAGCTTGAATACGAGCAGTTAAAATTTTACTTATACCAAGAGCTTTATTCAGAATAATATTAATTTCAGTTTGAATAATAATTAGATAATTTTGACTATAAATTTCAGAATAAAGATGAGTATTTTGAATTTTAGTTAGAACGTGAACTGATATAGCTTCTTTTGTAATTTTTATTAATTTATTTTTAACATTATCAATAATAATATCTAAAATATACTTAAAAATATACCAAGCTTTAATTTCATTAACTAAAATAAAATGTATATTATTATTTTCCTTAATAATTTTTTCCAAAGTATTTTTTAGTTTATAAATTTGTTGATTTAAATCCATTATAGATAAATATTAAAGTATATTTGTTTAATAGATAAAATAAAGTTTTAAATTTTCAATTTTTTATAATTATTCTTAAGTATAAATTATTAAACAAAAGATTATTAAAATAATTTTTAGTTTATGTTATACTCATTTCATCACAAAGGAGATATGATGCTTCTAGAGACTATCGTTCTGATCCTTGGCCTTAGCCGCGGTCTCGAGACGATGATACTCCTCGTTATATGCATCCTTGAATGCATTCATGTGACGAAGATAATTCTCCATGTATGCCTCTGCGAATACGTATCGCATATCCTTCGTCATCATTGGATTGATGGCAGCGGAGTGACGATAGTCTGGCTGAAAGAGTCGAAGATTGTTCTCGGCAAGAGGCTTGTTCTGCTGAGGCTTGTTCTGCAGAGGCTTGTTCTGCGAAGGCTTGTTCTGCGGAGGCTTGTTCTGCGGAGGCTTGTTCTGCGGAGGCTTGTTCTCGCGCATTGCACTCATCGTTTTGTCAGCTTTAAATAACTGTCATTTATGAAATCAGTAAAAACTTAAAATTTCAATTTTTTAAATAAATATTTTTAGATACAAAATATTGATTCCATTTATATTGGATATCATTCATAGCCTCTTCTCTAGCCTTATTAACTTTAAACATAGATTGTATCTTAATATTTTCAATTTTACTTAAAAATAAAACCATTGCATTTTTAATTTTATCGAGAGATTTATTGTTATTATATTTAATTAAAATATCATAATTTTCAATTTCAGTCAAATTAAAATCTTTACTTAGATTTTTATCTATGTTTTTAATTTGATAACCTAATAAATTCTTAATAGTTTTATTTAGATATTTAACCTTATTTATATAAGTAGTTAGATGCTTACTCATAATATTCTGAATATTATCATTAGCTTGATTCCAAGCATTTAAAATATTAATTCTAGCTTGCTCTTTTGCATTTAGAACATTAGGCATAAAATGAGCTTGATTCCAAACATTAAAAACATTAAGCTGTTGTTTACTAGTATAATCTTGATTAATCATAACTATAGCTATAGCCTCGGTAATAGTCTGGGAAACCATATTAAAAGCTTGAATCTCGGCATTTTGAATTTTTATTAAAGCTAAATTTTGTTCTTTTTGAAAAATAGATATAAACTTTAACTCTGCTTTCTTAATCTTAATTTTATATAGATATATATTTTGAATTTTATCATCTTTTTCTAAGAAAGCATCCAAATAACACATATATACAATATTTTGTATTTTATCTAGAATCATATTCTGATAACTATGAAAGTCATTTAGAATATGTTTTTGTTCATCATGAAATTTAATCATCTCTTGAGATTCTATATTTTGAAATGGTGAAAGATGTTCATCTAAAGACATTGATAAATCAGGAAGTATATCTGGAAATAGATCTTTATACATTATAAGGTGTATAGTACTTTATGTATAATAATATGTGTAATAATATACGTGTAATAAATTAATTATTTTTCAATTTTTTAATAAAAGTTATTGAGTTTCTACCAAGATACTGTTAATTTATATATAAAACAATTAAAGATAATATTTTACTATTTTATTTATTTATCCAAAATGAATGGTATACCTTGAGAAAATACATTTTGATTAGTATAAGAATATTGTTGTTTTCTTTGATTACCTACAACTTTGTTAAACTGGTTGGATATATAACGTGTATCATATTTATCAGTAATATAACTTAATCTATTTTTAATATTATTTAATTGTATTTTAGGATATTTATCATAATCATAATTATCAATTTCTATTTGAACACGAGGACGATTAAACATTATTATTATTTATTAATTTTAATAAGTTATAAATAATAAAATATTCAATTTTTTATAAATAAATATTGTTAATATAGAATTTAATTTTTAAACAAAAGATTATTAAAATAATTTTTTGTTTAGTTGTCAGAAAGTGTTAACAATCCGACTTTTTTTCCCTTCCCATTTTATCCCAAAATAAACCGTATCTTTGTTAATCTCTGGTCTTCCAGTGTTAGAAACAAAGTAAATGATGGTTATATCATCAACCCATCATATAGGGGATTCCGCCAATCATGACGATACGCCCAGCACCGTGACCGCCAACGAGGACGGGACCACCGTGACCGCCAACGAAGGCAGGACCACCGTGACCGGCAACGACGGCATGACCACCGTGACCGGCAACGACGGCATGACCATGATAGCGACCATGATGGCGACCATGATGGTGCTTGTTCTTCGGAACATGAGCGATGATGGGAACACCAGCGACTACATGACCACCAGTGACAACTTGACCACCAGGGACAACGTGAGCATGATGGTGGTTCTGACCTTGGACGAAGTACTTTACATCGCCATCGGTATGGCTGTAGTGAAGGGGATTGCCAGCCAGAGTATAACCCTGACGCGTTGGAACTCGCTTAGGAGGCATTGTGACTGTTCGAATGATCGATTGTCGCGAATAATATCTATTTATATATGGAACCAATAAAGACTTAAATTTTCAATTTTTTTATAATTATTTATAATAGTTACAATCTAAAATACACAATAAATAAAATAAATAGTTGTATCAAATATGATAATTTATTTTTAAACAAAAGATTATTAAAATAATTTTTTATTTATGTTTGTCCCAAACCGAACCAACCCAACCATCACATTGTTAATCTCTGTCCTTTAACTAGAGTTAGAAACAAAGTAAACGATGGTTACACACCTATCAAACCAGGCTGATGAGTCTAGGCTTGCTAGCTGCCTTGTCTGGGCGATTGTAGTGCGAGATGATAAAATGATCTTGCTCACCTACCTTATTCGCAGGCTGAGTCTCATGAACGAGACCAACCTGCGGAGAATGTAGGAAAACTAGACCAACATGCGGGAGACGGCCATCTTCTTGAATGATACCAATATGCGGGCAAGGTACGCAAACGATACCAACGTGCGGATAACTAAAGTGCGGGCGATTAACGTGGCTGCGATCAACGCTATATCCACCAACGCGAAGAAAGTGCGTCATTGCGACTGATTGAATGATCGATTGTCGCTATAATATTTATTTATATATGGAACCAATAAAGACTTAAATTTTCAATTTTTTTAGTGATTATTATTAAAATAATAATCTGTTATTTTATTTATATTAATTACTATAATCTAAAATACACAATAAATAAAATAAATAGTTGTATCAAATATGATAATTTATTTTTAAACAAAAGATTATTAAAATAATTTTTTATTTATGTTTGTCCCAAACCGAACCAACACAACCATCACATTGTTAATCTCTGTCCTTTAACTAGAGTTAGAAACAAAGTAAACGATGGGGTTACACACCTATCAACCCAGACGTGAGTTTCCTAACCAGGGTAAGGACCACAGTCCTTGATGACACTTCCCCACACCTCAATCATGCGGAGTCCAGGCTGACCAGCCACCTTGCCAGGGCCCTTGTACGAGATGTCACAATGATCGCCCTGAGGCACGCGAACGATAGGCTTCGGCACGCGAACGATAGGCTTCGGCACGCGAACGATAGGCTTCGGCACGCGAACGATAGGCTTCGGCACGCGAACGATAGGCTTCGGCACGTGATGAATTGCTTGCACGTGCCCACCGTGACGGGGGAGAACAACTTGAGGGCCACAGCCACCTACTCGGACAAGACCAACATGCTGGCCGTGACCAACGTGCTGGCCGTGACCAACGTGCTGGACAAATCCAATGTGCTTGAGACCATCGTGCGGGCCGACAACAACGTAATGGCCGCCATGAACGAAGACAGGGCCCTGCATTGCGACTGTGCGACTGTGCGACTGTGCGACTGTGCGACTGTGCGACTGTGCGACTGTGCGACTGTGCGACTGTGCGACTGTTCGATTGTCGCTATAATATTTATTTATATATGGAACCAATAAAGACTTAAATTTTCAATTTTTTTAGTAATTATTATTAAAATAAGAATCTGTTATTGTATTTATATCATCCAGTCATGAACGTCAATGTAATTGTTTATAGTGCAAGTTTAAATTTATAATAATAAAAAATTGTATAAATATTATTTTATATTAAGTTATTATTTATTATTTAATGATGGCAAATCCTGATAATGATTTATATGATCGTCAAATTCGTGCTTTAGGTGAAGATGCAAATGAAAAGATATTATCTAGTTCGGTAGTTATTATTGGACTTGAAAATGGTCTTGCTACTGAAATTTTAAAAAATTTATCTCTATCTGGAGTTAAAGAAATTTATCTTTTTGATAATGAAAATATTCAAAAAGAAAATATAGAAACTGGATTTTATTATTCTGAATCTAATATTGGAGAAATTCGTAGTAAAGTTCTTACAGAAAAAGTAAAAGAATTAAATCCATATGTTACTGTACTGCCTATTTTTTCGGAAGAAGAAATTCCAACTTATAGTATTTTAATGATAGTAAATCAATCTCCAGAAAAAGTAATTTATTATGAAAAAAGATTTTCTAATAAAATGGTTTGTGTTTTTTCTACTGGTATTGCGGGTATGGTATTTTCATGTGCTGGTAAAAATCATACGGTCACTGATATAATGGGTGAAAATATTGAACCAGTTCAAATTGGTTCTATTGATACATCAGGTAAAGTACTTTGTGCACAAAATAACAAACACGATTTTCAGTCTGGTGATTATATAAAGTTTGAAAATGTAGAAGGTTTAAATGTATCAAAATTACTTGATAAAGAATTTAAAATTAACGTTATTTCACCAACCTGTTTTACTATTGCTAATGAATTTGATTTTTCCGAAATTAAGTTATCTAATGGAACAGCTATTATAATTAAAAAATCTATTTCAATTAGCCATCAACCATTTAGTGTACAAGTAGAAAAACCATCCTTTAACTTATCATTTGACGATTCTGAAATAATTTTTAATACATTATTAAAATATTTCAAGTCAATAGATAGTTTTAAAACAGAAAATCCGTGGTCTCAAGAATATTCTAAAAAATTAAATGAAACATTTAGTGAAAATGCTGATTTAGCTAGAACTTTTGGATGTGAATTTTTACCCGTATTTTCAGTGATTGGTTCTGTTGCAGCTTTTGAAATAATTAAAATAATTACTAATAAATTTATGCCAATTAATCAATTCTGGTGTTGGTATGATCCAAATCTTATAACAGTAAATAAACCATTAACTATTGGTTTAACATCAATTGGAAAAATATATGGTTATGATGTTGAATCTGAATTAGCTAACTCCTCGTGGTTTATACCTGGTTCTGGTGCAATTGGTTGCGAACTTTTAAAAAATCTAGCATTTATAGGTATTGCAATAAATAAGGGAACTATTTATCTAACTGATCCAGATAATATTGAAAAATCAAACTTAAATCGTCAATTTCTTTTTCGTTCTCATCACATTGGAAAACCAAAAAGTCTAATGGCTACAGAATCAATACGTTTGATGAAACCATCATTTAATGTTGTTGGTTTAACTCAAAAAGTTTGTAATGATAATCAAATATTTGTTGATAAATATATGTCACAAGTAAATGGTGTAATTAATGCATTAGATAATATTGAAGCTAGACGTTATATGGATCAAGAATGTTTTAATAAATTAATGCCCCTTTTTGAAAGTGGAACAACTGGAACAAAAGGTAATACTCAAGTAGTAATCCCTTATTTAACAGAAACATATAGTAATTCATCTGATCCACCCCAAGAAAAATCATTTCCAATTTGCACAATCAAAAATTTTCCAAATGAAATTACTCATACAATCCATTGGGCAATGGATTATTTTGAAATTTTTAATCGTGCACCTAAAAATATAAATAAATGGATTAAAGATAGTTCAGTATTTGATAATGGAATAAGTGTCGAAAATAATCAAGGAAAAGAAGACATATTTAACTTTTTAATTAAATTTAATATTAAATCTTTTAATGATTGTGTACATTGTGCAATTATTATGTTTTATGAAAAATATAAACATCAAATTGAACAACTTTTAATAACTTATCCCGAAGATTATAAAACAGAAGATTCTAATTTTTTTTGGTCTAATGGTAAACGTAGACCAAAACCTTTTGATAAATTTGATTCTAATAATAGTTATCATCTTGATTATATTGAAGCAACATCACAATTAATTGCACAAGTTAATCAAATAAATGAACAAGTAGACCGTATTGAAATAAAATCTATTGCTGATAAATATGAATATATTAATACATTTAATGCAATTAAAGATGTTAAAAATGTAGATATTATGCTTCCTGATAATTCTAGTTTTAAAAATATAGTACTAAAACCAGAAGAATTTGATAAAGATAATATTATACATGTAAAATTTATAACAGCATCATCTAATCTTCGTGCAATTAATTATAGTATTCCACCGGTTACATTTCAAGAAACAAAAGGTATTGCAGGACGAATTATACCAGCAATTGCAACAACAACTTCTGTTGTATCCGGTTTAATTGTATTAGAAATACTCAAGTATATAGTTACTAAAGTTAATTCAAGTGAACATAAATACAGGTCAACATATGTTAACTTGGCTGACACAACTCTTGTTTATTCTGAACCAATATCAGCCGGTACAATTGAAATAGTTGGTCAAAAATTTAATATTTGGACAAAATTTAAAATGAATGAAGATATTATTCTTCAAAAATTTAAAGAATATTATGAAAATATGTTTAAAACAGAAATTTCGATGATTACTTATGGAACAGCAATACTATATTCGAATTTAGATTTTATAAATTGTGATATAGATATAACAAAAAATCTTTCTGAAATTATTAAACAAATTAATAATGATGTTGATTTTAATGAAATTTCTATAATAACTATGATTTCTTCCGATGATGAAATAAATCTTCCAGAAATTCATTTTAAAATTAAATAAAAATTGATATAATTTGTTTAGAAAGATATTTCTATAGTATAGTAATGTCAAATATAGTGTCACCTTATAAAAATATAAAACAACATACTAAAATTAAATTAGAACCTTATCATATGAATAGTGATATTCGTAATCATATGAAATTAGTTTTAAAAAAAAAAGTAGAAAAAAAATGTAATAAAAATGGATTTATTGATGAAGTTTTTAAAATTTTAGAATTTAGCGATGGTATTATGATAGCAGAAAACTTAGATGGTTCTGCTATTTATAATATATCTTATCATTGTAGAATATGTATTCCAATTGAGAATACAATAATAATAGGTACTGTTAAAATGGTAAATTCGGATTTAATTGTTGTGATTAATGGTCCGATGTTAATATTTATTCCTAAAAATAATGTTGATACTAATATTTGGGATATTCCCGAAAATTATAATCATAAAAAATCTAATATAAAATTAGTAATTGGTAATTTTGTTAAAATACAAATTACAGATAAACGTATAAATCAAGGTGATTCTCAAATTAAAATAATGGGTAATTTACAAGATTTTGCAACTAATGAAGAAGTTGAAAAATATTATGGTTCTAAAATTATTAAAACAGAAATACAAGAAGAAAATATAGAACAAAATGATAATAATAATAATAATAATGAAACAAATTTTATTTTTTAATTTTATATAAATCTAATAAATTAATAACTAAATAAGCAACAGTAGTAAATAAGGTAGGACCCCATAGTGTATCAATTATAGCAACGTTTAATGAATATTTATTTATAGTAGCATAATTAGTTGTATTATAAATACCATTAATAACAAAACCTAAAATTAAAGCATTTAATATATTTTTTTCCTTAACACTAAAATAATAGAGTCCAAAAGCCATAATTAAATAACATATTAAAGCAGATATAATTTTTAATCTTGTAAAGTCTATTTCTCCATTATTAATATTTCTAAAGTTTACTAGATATGTATCTTTATTAACATAAATTAATACAGGAACATCAATTATAATAAAAATAAGACAAATAAAAAGAATAATTTTTATATCGGTAAATTGCATTATAATATAATATATTTTATTTTATCATTTTAAATATTTCTTTTTCTATTGAATCAATTACACTTTTTTCAACTGAGTTAACCATCCAATCATTAATATCAATATTAAATTTTTTTAGTGTTTTATCTCTTAATTCAGTTATATAATAACTAAAATTTCTTATCAAATTTTTGAAACTTTTATTTTCTAATTTAATATTTTTAATTAACATTTGCACTAATGTGATATTATCTAATTTATTGTTTTTAATTCGATGATATACCCACCAAATACACCATACACCACAAAACCCATTTGGATCTCCTAATCTTTTACATTTCCCTTCTTCTATATTTTCTAAAATTTGAAATCCAATAGAAGGTAAAAAATCACTTGGTTTAAAATATTTATATTCATATTTATTAAACTTATTCATTAATAAACTATCTAACAATTCTGGATTATAATTTAATCCAGATGGTTGATGAGATCCATTTGGTTCAAATCTTTCTATTGTTTTACTTTTTTTATTAATATAAATTATATTTGCATGAGAACCATTTGATAATTCAATTCCTAAAGGAATTGCAATATATTTTATATCATTATCTTTCATTACTTTTTCTAATTCATCGTCAAAATATGAAGGGAAAAATATTTTTTGAAAGGACCATATTATTTCACAATTTGAAAATTCTAATTTAAATGGATAGTCTTGACCTAATTTTTGATAATAATTTTCTAAAGGTTGATTAATTGTAAGAGGATAATCTAAAATTAATGAGAATCCATCTTTTGAAAATGTTTGATTTAAATATAAAATACCAAAAAGAATATCTAATGGTATACCTGTATAAAAACAAGTATTTACAAAAATACCATTATCTAATTTTAAATCATAATTAGTAAATAAAGGCAAACTTCTCTTTTCTTTTAAAATAACTTGTTTAATTTTATCTTTACAAAATTTAATAGATTCATTGTTTTTTATATTTAATGTTTTTAATTTATCTACCATATCTTTTGCACATAAAATTTCCCAATCTAAAGTTAAAGAATCTTGTTTTTCTTTTAAAATATTATAATAAGAATCAATAGCAATATTTAAAATGTTTTCATCATTTAAACTATCAGACATATCATCTCCGTTGTTATCTTGTATAAAAAAATTTAATTCTTTTTTATTTAATAAATCAATATAATTGTCTAGTATATATAAATCAATAATCATTTTTAAACAGGTTAAACCAGAATTATTTTGTATATTTAAATCTGATTTAGTAATTAATAATTGTAAAATTTCTTTTTCAAGATAACTATTTCTTAAATACAAATGTAATGGTGTATTTCCATCAATATCTATTAAATTTAAATTAGGATTATATTGTAATAATAAATGTAATATTTCTACATTTTCTTCTGATATAGAATAATGAATTGCAGTATTACCATAATAATCTTGTATATTAATATTTGCACCATAATTTATTAACATTTGAACTATTTCTATTTTATTTTTTATAACTATTTGATGTAATGCACATAACCCATTTGTTATATCTTGATTATTAACATTTATTTTTTTTTTTAAAATATATGGAATAAAATCATATTTATCAAATAAAATAGCATATTGAAGTAAATTTTCATTATTACTTGTATTTATAAATAATTCTGGATTATTAGATAATAAATCAATAAAAAAATTAATCCTATTATATTGAATACATATATGAAATGCATTTAAATTTTGATTATTATTAATTAATATATTACTTTTATCTAATAAAATTTTGAATGCTTTATAATTATTAAAAATAATAGAATAATGTAAAGCTGTTAATCCAAGTTTATCTTTAATATCAATTATTGGTAAACCAATATTTTGATTATCTTTTTCTAAAAGTTTAATTAATAATTGATTATAACCAAATTTAATTGGTGAATATAATATATTTCTTCCATCAGTATCTAATATATCTAATCTAATATTTCTTGTTAAAATTAAATCTAATAATTCTTCTTCGTTATATAAAATTACATAATAAATAAAATAATTATAATTAGAATCAGTTACATTTAAATTAATATCTTTATCTTTTTTAATAACTGATATTAATTCTTTAATATTTTTATTTTTAATTAATTCTATTATTGTATTTGACATTATTATATAATAATAGAATTAATTTAAATCTACAAAAGTTTAAATTTCATTAAATAACAAATAGTTGATTTAGATTAATTATCAAATAGTTGATTTAGATTTCCTGGAACAACTTTTCTATAAAAAATATTTTTACCAGCTGTTAAACTGGGTCTAACAATTTTGAAAATATCTCCTACTTTTGCAGCATAATATCTACTCATCATATCAGTATCATTAATTTTAGCTAATTCAGATTCTTTAAATATTTCTAAGAAAGCTTTTTTTTCTTCATCAGATAAAAGTTTATGTTCTGGAATAAACATTTTAGATGGTAAATCTTCCATCATTTCATACTCAAAGAAAAATTCACTATTTGGATATTCAGAAGTTATTTGTTTTGTAGTACGTTTGGTTGGTTCTTTCATTATAATAATTTTATGAACATCTGTAAAATTCTTTAGGTAATCATAAATAGGTGATCCTTGAACAATAGATGCAATTTTACCTGTAAATTGATAAATACTTATTTTTTTATTATCTTTTATTTTAAATTCAACAATACTTTTATTAGTAAAATCTTCTTTTAGATTTTCAAGTAAAGAACTAATATCATCAATTAATTCTCTTCTTTGACACATTTTAAGCACATTAGTTAATACAATTACACTGATTTCTTTAGTTGAATATTCTACACTAACCGACATTAATATTACTCACAATATTTTTTTAAATTATTATTCAATTTTTCTTAATAAAATAATAAATATTTAAAACAAATAAGAATAAATATCTATAATATAAAAACTGAATATAAATTATTTATAGATAAAAATCTAATATATAGATAATGTATCAACCATTTGTTTTTAAATTACCGGATATTACTTTAGATAGTAAAACAATAACAAGTGATAAAAATAATGTTGAAATGTCAAATATACGACCATATCCTTTATTTACATTAGGTTTTCATTCTTTTCTTCATAGAACAAGAAATGGTATGGAAATAACTAAAAATTTACAAACTAAAATAGAATTCTATTATGTTGTAAATCCATTTGAAAATAAAATTTCTAATTATGAAGATGATTTAATTTCTTCTACAAAAACTTATTTAAATACTAAAAAAGAATACTCAAATGAATTTCAAAAATTATGGGAAGTTTTATTTGTTTTTGATATTACTTTTGAAAATCAAAATATTCAAATTATTGGTACCGATGAATTAGAAGAATGTATTAAATTATTTAAGGAAAAAACATCAAAAAATAATTCAAAAGATAAATTCGTTTTAGATAAAGAAATAAAAAAAAATAATTATAATTTAATTATTAATAATTTTAAAAAGAAAGTTGAAGATAATAACTATATTGAACAAGAATCTTATCAAGAACTTTTAGAAACAATAATATTAATCTTAAAAAATTTATCTGATAAAGGAAATGCAATATTACAATTATATGATACTTTTACAATATCTACTCTTAAATTAATATTTATTCTACAATCTTGTTTTGATGAATCTTATATATATAAACCATATATGTCAAGAAATTCTGATAATGAGAAATATATTATATTAAAAAAATTTAAATCACCTAAAGATGATATAATTAAAGGATTAGATAACGCATATAAAAATATGGATAATAAACAATATTTAAATGAAATATTTCCAGAATTAATAATACCTAAAGATTATTTAAATACTTTTAAATTTATTAATATTAAATTAATAAATAATCAACAAATTATGATTAATGATATAGTAAAATATATTAAAGATAATAATTATTATGGTGATAAATATCATATATATAGAGATACACAAATAGGAAGCACTAAATGGTGGATTAATAATTTTTATCCTCCCTCTGTAAATTTATATGAAAAAAATAAAGATGAACTTGATAAATTATATAAAAATTCTCAAGAAAAACTTAAATCAGAATATCAAAAATTTGTTGAAACATTAGTATAAACAAATTTATTTTTTAGTATTTTGTTCTAGAACAGGATCAATAAATTGTTGTTTTAACTCCATACCTAATTTAAGTTCTACAGAAGCTAAACTTTGGTCTCCTTTAACAACTCCTTCTAATTCTGAAATAAATTTATTCAAATATGATTCATCATTATCCTTAAGTAATTTTTTAATTAAATAAGGATATTGGCTATATAATTCTGGTAAGTTTTCCATTATATTCATTTCTATAGAAAATGCATCTGTTATATTATTAGTTCTACATTCTGCTATCTTATTTTTAATTGTTAGAATATCTAGTTTTAAATTATCCATTATATAATTTTGTTTATAATATCTTTTTATATATATATAAAAATTGAAAATTTATAATTTTAATAGTTGTTTACAAATAATTATTTTTACAAATGAACGATGTTTGTGTACCTTTTGATAAATTACCAAAAGAAATGCTACTATTGATTTTAAGTTTTATACCTAAAGAAGAATTGTATCAACTAACTGAAGTAAATAGAGAATTTAAAGATGGTATATTCGATGGTATGTATTTTAAGAAATTATCAAAAGAAATCCTACTATTAATTTTAAGTTTTATACCTAAAGAAGAATTGAATAAACTAACAGAAGTAAATAGACAATTTAAAGATGGTGTATTAGATCTACTAGCACCTATTATAGTAACAAAAACTATTCCATTAAAATATTGTAAACCTACTACTATAGAATTACTAGCATTAGCAAGAACACTAGAAAAAAATAAAACAATAACAAAATTGTCTCTTGATATGGAAATTATCAAATATGGTGTACTTAGTGCATTTGCAAAAGCATTAAAACAAAATACAACACTATTAGAAGTTGATCTTTATTATAAAGGTATTCGTGATGATGGAGCCAAACTATTAGCACAAGCTTTGAAAAAAAATACAAGTATAAGAACAATGGACCTTAGTATGAATCATATTTGTTGTATCGGAACCATAGCAATAATGGAAGCATTAAAAACGAATACATCACTAACAAAACTTGATCTTAGTAATAATAAAATTAAGAATGATGGAGTTAACGCAATTGCAGAAGCATTAAGAATAAATATAAAACTAACAACACTTATCATGTACGGTAATAACATCTTAGTTAATGGTGGTATTATAATAGCAGAAGCCTTGAAAACAAATACAATAATGACAACAATTACCATTTCTATTTATATTATACGTATTGAAGAAGTTGTAAAAATAGCTAAATTATTAAAAATAAATACAACACTAACAAATTTTAACTTAGAACATTATAATTTTTCAGAAGAAGAATTTATATCAATCCTAATAAATAATGCATTAAATAAAAATTTAAAATAGTTATTATTTTATACTTTTGGAGATTTAAAATGAGACAGTATGTCAAAACACAAAAGTAAAGATTATAAAATATCTGCCGTTAAATCTCCAAAGGTGTAAAAGCAAATATATATAAATATGTTTTATAAAAAAATCACTTTAATACGATAAAGTAATAAATAAATAAACACACAAAGCCCAACACACGAACCTCGGTTTTTAATGAATACCTTGCTAGCAGATACTTGTTTTTAGCAAGCACTAACCAGTGTAGGAATGTCCATCATACCGTTACATGGAACCCGCCAAGTTTTTTGCAATTCTAAGAGGACTTGCAAGAAATAAATACCAGCCCAGGAAGACCATCATGTGAATACATTGCATGCTGACACTTATCAGCAAGCAACGTACCGGAGCAAGAGTGCTTTACATACGGAACCTTTGAAAGAATCATAGGTTCAGCGTAAACAAAGGCAACAACACTCGTCATAAGGTCTTCAAAAGCACCAGGAATTTCAAAAGGAACTCCCTGTGGAACTCCCTGTGGAACTCCCTGCGGAACTCCCTGCGGAACGCTCTTGGGAACTCCCTGCTGAACTCCCTTGGGAACTCCCTGCGGAACTCCCTTGGGAACTCCCTGCTGAACTCCCTTGGGAACTCCCTTGGGAACTCCCTTGGGAACTCCCTGCGGAACTCCCTTGAGAACTCCCGGCAGAACTCCCTTGGAAACTCCTTGCTCAAATCCCATTCGAAATCCCATTTCAAATCCCGATTGAAATCCAGGCGGAAATCCTGGCGGAAATCCTGGCAGAAATCCTGGCGGAAATCCTGGCGGAAATCCTGGCGGAAATCCTGGCAGAAATCCTGGCAGAAATCCTGGCATAAATCCTGGCATAAATCCTGGCGGAAATCCTGGCTGAAATCCTGGCGGAAATCCTTCAGACTCCTGCGCATAATACCAATCATGATAGTGTTGTTCCATCGGATGCGATTCTATACTTGGTCTTAATTTATTTTAATTTATAGAAGCATTAAACACATAAAATTTCAATTTTTTTGTAATAAATATTTTTATATAGAACTAATAAATTATAATATTAAATTAATATTATAAAACATCGTTGTTAAAATGTAACATTATATGTTTTTTATAACTATATTTTGATTCTTGTTCTTCAGGATTTTCTTGTTTCCTTTTTTTAAATTTTTGTTTATAGTCTTCTTCATATGAAATAATAAAATTATTATATTCTCTATTTTTTACATTACATATTTCACTATAAGACGGAGGTTCTATATCATTATCAATACAATAATTATTAGAAATATCTAAAAATGGTATATTATTAGATTTAGTATTTTTATTAATATTAGTATTAGTATTAGTATTAGTATATTCTTTACCAAAACAAAATAGTTCACATATATTTCCCATAATTTATTATATATATAAAATATTATGTTTTTATAATATAAAAATATAATAGTTATTGTTTTAAAAATTAAAAATTATTTAAAATAATGTATAATTTTATAAAAAAAAAACATTTTACTTTAATATATAATATTCTTAAATCTAATAAACTTGAATTTACTTATTCTTATAAAAATAGAGTAAAAAAAGAACAAAATATAAAAATACAAGATATGATTAATAAAAATTTAAAAAAAAATTGAAATTTTAACTATTTAATTGCTTCATCAATAAACTAATTTATAGAAAAACGCAAGAACAACGCCAAAAACAGAGAATGATTGGTCAAATTGGTATTAACGGATTAGTGGACATCTCGACATACAATCCAACTCGTAAGGAACTCAACGCTATGAAGAAATTCATAGAGGCTGCGATGCGGTCTGGTGTGGATGTATATTACAATCTCGACAGCACCGTACCCAAACAACGTAAACTCTTCAAGTTCTTTCAGTATCTTAAGAAGCAGCGCGATAATTTAATTCGCGTCGATACTTTTAACAATCTCTTGATTTCAGGATATCGTGAGCCGCAACTAGTAAGTCATGAAAATGACGACAATCTCACTGTGCCTTTTGTGGTTGCTACAGATAGTATGGTCGTAACGATTACGGCAAAACAACCATCAAACGATGTATGCATGATTGTAGCAGATTTAGTGCGGTCTGTCGCTGGCTCTATTGATGATCCGGATCCTGTTCCAAAAGTAGTGTTTGAAGTACCTGTTCACATGACACCCGAACAAAATTCACTTTTTGAGGAGCTTAAGGTGCTGGCATATGAAAATCATTGCAGCTGGGGTAGCTGTGAAAGGTCCTTCTCTGAAAATGATGTTTAACGTAACATCATATTCATAAAACTTGTCTTTTTTTAGGTCTTAAAAAAATCTTGATTTAACAAAAAATTATTTTAATAATTTTTTATTTAGTTTTTGCTTTAATGTTTTATTACAACTTGTATACTTCTTTGTATGATTTATCCTAATCAAATAATATTCAACACTTTTAATAATTATAACTGTAGTATAAAAACTAGTATAGTTTAATATATATATGATATATTATTTATATCTTTTTTTATATTGTAATATAGATATTATTTTGAATAAATTATACTTATCTAATTATTCTACATTATTAAATAATGAACTAATCCAAAATAATAGTAATTTTAATTATTCTATAACAAATCTAAATTTATTTGTACTATGTATTTATTCTATTTATATTATTAACAAAGTTTTATTTTATAAATCAAAAAATATTATTTCAACTACATTGTCATTAGTTTATATAAAATATATATTAACATCGTTTTTTAATGACAATATAACTGTATATCAACATGAGTTTAGTAGAATTATTATGTGGTTATTTGCAACACCATTAATGCTTAAAATGTATTGTGATATTAATTGTATTCATTTACACGATATAAATATTTATTACAATATTATTCCCATGGTAATAAATGTATTTATATATCCATACAAAGATACACCAATTTATATTTTTGGTAAAGGCTTTTCGTCAATATTAATACTATTTTTTATGAAAACTTTATATGAAAAACGTAATCTAATATTTACGAATATTTATTTGTTTATATGGGGAATGTTTATATTTTTGAATATAATTGAACTATTACAATTTACAGATATATACACTATTAATTTATATTATTTCTTTGCTGATTTAATAAGTAAATTAGCTGTATGTATAGTAATAGATGATTGTATTGAAAAAAAAATAATACAAATAAATAATATGGATTTACAATCCGTTCAATTTTTGTCTTATATAATAACACATATAAATAAATATAAAAATGAAAATGTTTTTATAACACCAAAATGTGCTATGTTAATTGAATTGACAAGAATTGGTTTTTTAGTAAAAATACCAAGAGATAACAGTATATTAAAGCACGAATTATTAAATAAAATACTTCCATTTGGATTTGATAAAGAATATATTGTAAATACAAATACAAATACAAATACAAATACAAATACAAATACAAATACAAATACAAATACAAATACAAATACAAATACAAATACAAATACAAATACAAATACAAATACAAATACAAATACAAATAC